GCTCCTCGTTAGAGGAGCTGGCAGTGCCCAGGAACGCGAGTTAGGTCTCTTGCTAAGCAAGTACCTCACCGTTCTTATCGAACTTAGTTCGTTAAGACCGTACTCGGCATTGTGCGTTATAATCAATGACCCACACGTTTCGGAAACGTGTTTTCATCGGCGTGAGCTCAGTGTCCCAGATCCAATCTGGGGGAGCTCCCTCCATCATATGTTTTATCGTGTCATAGTTTATGGCTCCAGGATCTTCAATTAAATGAAATGACTCAGTCAGTTCAGGTATTTCGTAGGTCCTTCCCACTAAGTGGTAGAGGGGGCGTAAAACATAGACATGGTATTCTCTTCCGCGTGCTTCTCCGATGCGAACTAAGTTCGCACCAAGTTTCACATCACGGCTAATGAGACATATGTTTTCTTCTTCTGGTAGATTTTTGGAAAATTGTTCCTTTATCACTGAGTCAGACTCAATGAAGAGGTGCAATCGGTCCCTCATTTGGTGAGGGAGATCGACTCTGTTAACTAAGTTATCAAAGACGTCCCCTATCCATTCGTCGACAATAGAGTTGTAGCTAAGCCACTTCTTTATGTCTTCATGAAGGCCGTTCCGTTGTCTACCATAGTCGAAACCAAGTTGCATTTGGTCTAAGAGCATCGTTCTATCCGCTCGTACTAAGTACGAGTCAATATTGCGGAAGGTAAATCCAGGATTTACCCAGTGCTCTAAGAACCGGTTTAGAGGTACGTATTTTGGTTCTCCTCGAGAAGCGTAGCTAGAACTTAGTTCTTTCTCCGCCTCTGCGAGTTGAATCACAGGGAGGTCTTTATAATCGACGCCTGCTAAGCAGGCTCGGAAATAAGCGGCCTTCACCATGCGATAAAATGTCTTCTGCGGTGATTCTAAGAATCCCTTTACTTGCAGTGATCTTAGTGATGAGTTTGACTCATCTAACTCAATAATTACCCCCTTAGGGAGTAAGTATTGTTTAAGAACATCGCTTGTAGGAAGCCATACCTTAAACTTGTGTACAACTTGATAGAGGTTGTCTGATGAGAGAAGTCTGAAGCCCTCTCGACCTTTCCAGAGATCGTGTATCCTATGATACACTTCTCTTTGAGAATCTCCTCGAGACTTAGTCTCGATGATTTTCTTAAAGAAATCCGGATCAGGGGTGTATGATCCATCTCCTCCTATCTCAGATGGGATGAATGGACATATTACCTCCTTTTCACGGGGAAGCATTATGTGCTGAAGGATGGTTGCTCTTTTGAAGAGCTCCTTTCTATCAGGATGTGTCGCACAGACCCAACGTGTCTCCTTTCCAAGAAGGGAGAGACGTCCGGCCTGGACTCCACTAAATTGCTGTGTCTCTGCATTGGTCGGTAACAGGAGTCTGATTCTCGGTACGTCGATATAGTTCAGCTTAGCTGAACCAGCTCGCATTTGCATTGTAGGTAGGTATGATGGTCCCCAAGGGATCAACATTGCCTCCTCACAATAAAATACGAGTTGTTCACTAATGAATGTATCGTCTTCTGAGATCTTTCCTCCTGTACTCGAGACATTTTCCAAGTAAGCGATTAGGTTTTCTCTGGATCCAAATCCGAAGAAATCATCTCCAACTATGTTGTAGACGGTTAGACCCGCCTTTCTTGCGCAAATGTCTTGAGCGAGGGTAAGAATAGCTTTCGTTGGGTAGTCACCCATAAACACGCCACGTTGCGATATTATGTACTTGACTCCCATCTCCTTAGCTTGCCATTCTTCTAGTACTACTATCCTCTTAGAGGTATGTAGTTTTGCTACAAGAGCGACAAGTCCTAGTGGAGACCCTTCTATCCTTTTGAGGTGCCATAGAATCCCCCACCAGATTTGCTTAGCAAACCTGTGAAGGAAGTGATCTGTTGCCTCACTCCAATCCGTGCTTAAAGCAAGCTCTCCAACCATTCTTTC